ACGCGCCATGCATTGGACCTTGTCCATTTTGGCTATAGCCTCGTGAACAAGAATCCAGTCGATGCACTTTGCAGCAGTCACTCTCGCTTTTGAGGAGGTCGTTGCGCTCGGACTCATCCTGCTATGCCGCTTACCAGCAAGCAACAGAAGCGAGTCGACGCAGCATCGGGGCCCCGCAAGGCGAGCATGCGAGCTGCCTTCCTCCGACAGAACGCCGGCTCCAAGACAGGGAATGCGGAAGGTATGGCGCCAGGCAAGGGCAAGGGCAACAAGTCCACCCCGAACCGCCGCCTCCCTCCCCCAGCCGGGCAAGCGTTGGCCAGCCCAAGCCAGCCCAGGCGCATCCCCAATTACTTGGACCCCATGTGTCCCTGTCCTGCTCCAACGGTCACGTCTGATGGCCGTGCCTTGCCGTACACTGGTCTCGATTCGTACGATTTCCAAGTCGACACCACCAACTACACCGTCCTTCTGGCTACCAACACCGGTGATTCCGGTACGGTTGGGGCCGTGTTCAAGGTCAATGTTAACGGTGGGTACATAAGCAATTCGATGCGCACGTTGACCATTCCGGCTCTGGCAGCGGCTGATAATGCCGGTGGGGCAAGCTCCTCGCGCGCCATGAAGTTTTCCGTGTCAGTTGTGAACTGCACAAATAACCTCAAGCGCGGGGGCCGTGTTACCTACATCAACTCAGCACAACGACTGCCGACGATGCGTACGGATGTTGCCACTGAATTCATTGACGTGATCGATGGAATCAAGGCATCCCCGTATCGCCGCAGGATTAACGGCACTGACTTGGTTACGCCCAAACAACTCATTGGGTTCCCAGTCGACGGAACAGTCTACAGACAATTCGTCGGCCACCAAGGGACATTAAGCCACATTGAGCTGTTCGGACGGATCATGGCAGCAGGGCCATCAATCACCCCTGAGCCGCGCCCGATGTCGGCAGTTGCCTACATCTTTGACCCCGCTACCGATGAACAGGACTATTCGGTCACTATACGCGCTGCTTATTACACGCGTTGGCCGATTACGTCCGTTCCAGGTCAAAAGATGGAGGCCATCCCGACAGCGGATCCGCACTTCGTGAATGCCGTACACGACCACGTCGAGTCGACGGCAAACGAAATGGTACACGTCGCCGAGGGAGGCGCGCTAGCCACGGTGCTGCCCAAAGTGGCCAATGCAGTCAGGACCTACGCGCCGAACGTGTTCGGCCGTGCCGGGGCCGCTCTTGAGGCGGCCCTGCCGGAGGTCCCCGCGGCCGCTGAGGCTTTCGCACCGCTGCTATTGTAGCGACTTAATTCACCTCACCATTGGAGAGCGCACTCTGTGCTCTCCCCCGCGGCAGCGTCAAAGCACGCTGCCACTTCCGTTGTCTGTTTCGGATTTTCTCATGCGCATTGGTGCCATGCTTTTCCGTAACTGCAAACAGCCATGCAAAATTTTGCGTTGCACGTTCAGGGCTTGCTCATGAGCTTGATCCGCCCCTTACCCCACGCCTCAAACGCTCACGTTTAATACACGGTCAAGAGTATCGGGGTGCGTCCCCTGCGAGTGGTGAGACGTGGGATAGGTTAGCCAATCGGTTAAGCCGAGGCGGAGTCACGCATTTCCTGGACGAAAAACACAGTGGTGCCGGCCACCACAAAATCATTGGTCGGTGTATCCGCGCGGCTATAGCCAGGCGGGGAAGGCGGGGTCTAACTCACAGTACCTCGCGCATATCTCACAATCTCACGCTGCTGCGAGCTGATGCGGTGTGGGAGGCTTGCGAATCAGCTCCGTCCAGGCACGGCCTGGAAACCTCTGTCAGTCCTTTGCCGATGAGGAAAACAGAGGGAAGCATCGGCACCCTTACTTCTTCTGGTTAACCCTTACTACAGGGGTCCTCACCGCATTGGGGTATCGTCCCTAGCGGTAAAAGGGCTCTGCCTCCGAATGGCTACTGCCTACGTTCTTGGCACCCCCGAGGATAGGAGTTGGTGGGATTTCCGTGATATGGCCCTCTCTCTCCGAATCCCAGAAATCGCACGGGATACGACAGCTACTTTAATTGATTTTGCATGTGGCACGGCAACCGATTGGTGGAAGTCATTTACTTCCCTTTTCGGCTTTAATTTGAAACCCGATGGTGACGCGGGGGGCAATTCTTGGTCGGTGATTACGCTTTTCCGAAAGTGTTTAGTCATGGCCATGAACTCCGTCAGCATAGGGGCAATTAAATCGGCAGCCTATCACATTTCGGTTTGGTGCTGTTCGGCTCCACCATCCGTCAAGCTGATTGGTTTGGCCCTGATTGTTTATGCACTTTTCCGCCTGCTGCGTTCGACCTGGCGGGAGAGTCGCAAAGTTTTCGACGGTGCTGACAACATTGCATTTTGCGCGCATTGCTCGCCACAGCTCGTTGACGATTCGATGATGTGCTTGGGTAACGCCTATGAGAAGCGTTTCTTCGTCCCGGCAGCTTGTTCCAGGTGCAGTTGGTTCTGGACTGTGAGAGGTTGGCAAGCAGCACGGATAAGGATTAACAACTCGCAGTATCAGTTTCTAGGCACTTACAGCGCTTTGAGGATGCACCGCGAGCGAGACATCCATTGTCCAGCAACCAACCAACTCGATGTCACCAATGAGTACCGATTCGCCCATCGTTTTCTCCAGTTTTACGCTGGCACGCTGGGTGAGATGGAAGAACAACGCCGATTCTTCTACAGCGATCACACGCGATCATATTGCTTGTCTTCGCAGTGGGAGGAGGTGTATGGCGGAGATGC